CCATGGGTAGGCGCGGGCCGCCGCCCATCCCGACCGCCCTGAAGCTCGAGCGCGGCAACCCGGGGAAGCGCGCCCTCAACCGGGACGAGCCGGAATTCGCGCCCTTGGGCGAGGCATGCCCCGAGGAACTGACCGGGCGCGCGCGGGCGGAGTGGAACCGGCTGGCGCCCGATCTGCGGGCGAAGGGCCTGCTCACGGTCGGCGGCCGGGCGACGTTCGTCACCCTCTGCCACCTGGGCGCCGAGATCGAGGCCCTCCGCCGCCTGATTGCGAAGACGGCGCGCCGGGACCCGATGCGGCTGCCCTGGGAGAAATTGCTCAACAACCTCCGGACCCAGCAGCGGCAGCACGCGGCGGAGTTCGGCCTCACGCCGGCGCGCGCCGCCTCGGTCAAGGCCGTCAAGCCGCCGCCGACGCCCTCCGCCTTCGCCCGCATCGTGGGCCAGGGGCCGCTGCCGTGAAGCGGAAGCCCCTTTCCTATCCGGCCCGCGCCGCACGCTACGCCCGGGGTGTGACAGCCGGCAAGATCCCCGCCTGTCGCTGGGTCCGGGCCGCCTGCGCCCGCCACCTAGCCGATCTGGCGCGCCGGGACTTCCCCTATCGCTTCGACCCCGGCATGGCCGCCCGGATCTGCGAATTCGTCGAGCTCCTGCCCCACATCAAGGGCAAGTGGGCGGGGGCGCCGATCCGGCTCGAGGACTGGCAGGTCTTCGTCCTCTGCTGCGTCTTCGGCTGGCTCCGCAAGGCGGACGGGAAGCGCCGCTTCCGGCTCGCCTACGTCGAGGTGCCGCGGAAGAACGGGAAGTCGATGCTCTCGGCCGCGCTCGGGCTCTACGGGCTGGCGGTCGATGGCGAGGCCGGCGCCGAGATCAATTCCGCGGCGACGACGCGGGATCAGGCGAAGATCGTCTGGGAGGCGGCGCGCGAGATGGCGAAGCGGTCGGCCGACTTCCGGAAGGACTGTGGCGTCGAGGTCCTGGCCCACGCGCTGATCCACCCGGCCTCGGGCAGTAAGTTCGTCGCCCTCTCGGCCGAGGACAACACGCTCGACGGCCTCAACACGCACATGGCGCTGATCGACGAGCTCCACGCGCACCGGACGCGCGGCGTCTACGACGTCCTGGAGACCTCGACGGGGGCGCGGACGCAGCCCTTGCTCTGGGTCATCACGACGGCCGGCGTGGACCGGGCGGGGATCTGCTACGAGGTTCGGAACTACGTCTCGAAGGTGCTCGAGGGAACGAGCCAGGACGAGACGGTCTTCGGCATCGTCTACACGGTGGACGAGGGCGATGATCCGTTCGCTGAGGCGACCTGGCGGAAGGCGAACCCGAACTACGGCGTCTCGATCGAGCCCGACGACCTGGCGCGGAAGGCGAAGAAGGCCAAGGAGACGCCCTCTGCCCTCAACAACTTCCTGACGAAGCACCTTGATGTCTGGGTCAACGCCGGCGTCGCGTGGATGGACCCCGCGGCCTGGGCCCGGTGCGCGAACCCGGACCTGACGCTCGAGGACTGCGAGGGGCGGCCCTGCTACGTCGCCCTCGACCTGGCCAGCAAGGTCGACGTCGCCGCCATGGTGCTCCTCTTCCCGCCGACCGACCTCGCGCCGAAGTGGGCGCTCCTCACGCGCTTCTTCGTCCCCGAGGCCGCGGTCGAGGCGTCGCACAACAGCCAATATGCCGGCTGGGCGCGCTCGGGCCAGCTCATCACGACGCCCGGCAACGTCCTGGACTTCGAGCGGATCGCCGAGGAGTTGCGCACGCTGCCGAGCCGCTTCGAGATCCGCGAGGTGCCCTTCGACCCCTTCCAGGCGACGCAGTTCTCCGTCCAGATGCTGGCCGAGGGCTTCCCGATGGTCGAGATGGGCGCCACGGTGAAGAACTTCTCCGAGCCGATGAAGCAACTCGAGGCGCTGGTTGTCTCCGAGCGGCTCGAGCACGACGGCAGCCCGGTCATGGCGTGGATGGTCAGCAACGTGATCGCCCACCTCGACGCCAAGGAGAACATCTACCCGCGGCGCGAGACGGCAGCGAACAAGATCGACGGGCCGGTGGCGGCGATCATGGCCCTTGGCCGGGCGCTCACGGCGCCCGATACGTCGCCCTTTGTCGGAATCAGCTTCGGATGAACCCCTTCGCCGGCAGCAACCGGAAACGGGGCGCCGCCCTGACGATCGGCGGCCTGGCGGCCGCGCTGGCCATCGGGGCCCCGGCCCCGGTCGTCGCCGGCGGGGGCCTGGCTCCCGCGCAGACGAACTCGCGCGAGGCGCTGCCGCCGATCGAGAAGCGGCGCCAGCCGCCCAAGCCGGGCAAGAAGCAGCCGCACGGCGATGCGCCGAAGGGCGAGTGGAAGTTCTACGCCGATGGCGCGATCGACCCGCTGGGCACGTTCCATAGCTATCGGGCCCTGCGCCGGCAGCTGCTCTCGAAGTCGTTCGGCGTGATGAGCGGCCGCCAGTGGCGGAAGTTCCGGAAGAAGCTGCGGCGGGAGGCGCCCGGCCTGGCCTCGCTCACAATGCCGCAGATCGCCGGCATGGCCCTGCAGCTGCGCGCGGCGCGGGAGGCAGCCCCGTGAGGGCCTGGCTCGCGCGCCGGCGAGAGAACCTCGCCGCGCTTGGGCGCTGGCTCGCCGCGCGCTGGACGGCGCTCGACTTGGACGCGCGCGACGTCGAGTTCTATGGCGGACTCGCCCTGATCGGCGGGACGGGCGGCCACTGGCCGATCGTCGGCGCCGTCCTGGTGGCGCACGCCTGGCTGACGCCCGTTCTCATGGCCCGGAGATCCTGATGGGACTGCTCTCTCGGATCGAACAGCAGGGCCTCCGCGCCAACATGCCCGGGCCACTGGACGACTTCTGGTATTCCCAGGTCGGCGGCCAGGTGACCTACGCAGGCCTGCCGGTCTCGCCCGATGTTGCCATGAGAGTATCCGCCGTGCACGGTTGTGTTGAAGTTCTCAGCATGACCTTGGCGTCGCTGCCGCTGCGGCTGATGCGCTGGCTGCCCGATGGTGGACGGGAGCGGGCGACCGACCACGAGCTCTATCCGGTCCTCGCGCGACGGCCTAACGGCTGGCAGACGCGGTTCGAGTTCATCGAATACGCGATCCGTCAGCTCTATCTCCGGGGCGGGGCCTATGCCGAGAAGGACTTCCAGGCGCTCGAGCTCCTGCCGATCCACCCCGATCGGGTGAAGGTCGAGCAGCTCGCGAACCACCGGCTCCGCTACCGGGTCAAACCCGATCAGAACCTCGAGGACACGGCGACCGTCGGCCCTGAGCGGATCCTGGCGCAGGAGCAAATGCTTCATATCCGGGACGCGAGTGACGACGCCATTTCCGGGCAAGCGCGGACGATCCTGGCCCGCGAGGCGATCGCCGTCGCGGCCGCGGCCGAGCGCTTCAGTGGGCGCTGGCTGCAGAACGATGGGAGCGGTAGAGTCGTCATCACGCACCCAGCGAAGCTCGACCCGACGACGCGGTCCGAATATCACCGCGTCTACCAGGAGAACTCCGCGGGCTGGCAGAACCGCGGCAAGATGCTCTTGGTCGACGGCGGCGCGAAGGCCGAGATCCTGGGCAGCCTTGAGCAATCGGGCTTCCTGATCGACCCGCGGAAGTTCCAGATCGCCGAGATCTGCCGCTACTTCGGCCGCGTGCCCCCGTTCATGATCGGGCACGAGGACAAGACGACCTGGGGGACCAACATCCAGCAGATCAAGGAAGGCTTCGTCGCCTTCTGCGCCCAGCCCCTCGGGACGCGCATCGAGCAGGCGCTGATGCGGGACCTGCTCGACGACGATGAGCGGGAGCAGTACTTCGTGGCCTTCGACTACGGCGAGCTCCTCCGCGGCAACCTCCTGGTCACGGTCCAGGCGATCGCGATCCAGCGCCAGCAGGGCATCCTGAGTCCGAACGAGGGCCGCGCGCTTCTCAATCTCAACCCGCGCGAGGATCCCGGCGGCGACGAGTACCAGAACACCCCGACGGGCGCCGCTCCCAACGAGCCGGCGCCGGCCGAGGAACCTGATGCACCGCCGAAACCGGGTGCCCCGTCGAACGGACCGATTGAGGACGATCCGGAGGCGTTGGACGAACAGGCGGGCGCGATCCCCGCCCCGCTCCTGGCGGACGCCGCAGACCGCCTCAGCGCGGCTGAGGTGCGCGAGGTCGGGCGCCACGCCGCCGGCGCCGCGGCGGATCCGGCGCGGTTCGCGGCCTGGACCCGGTCCTTCTACGCGAAGCAGCGGGCCTACGCGCTCCGGGTCCTGGCGCCGATCGGCGCGCAGTTCCTGCAGACGTCTGGAACCCTCGAGGCCGCGGCCGGCCGCATCGAAGCGACCGGGATCCGGGCGCTTGAAGACGGCGTCCCGAGGGCCTGGGCCGCCCAGCGCCGGAACGAGATCGCCGCCATCCTGGATGAGACCTTTCGCGCGGCCGCCGCTGTTGCGGCCGCTGAGGAGTAACCGATGAAGCAGATCCCCCGTCTCCTGCGCGCCCTGAGCGAGCCGCTCCTGATCGAGCCGAGCATGGGCCAGGCCCTCGCCCGGCTCTTCCAGCAGAAGCTCGCCGGCGGCCTCTTCGACGGCGCCGCCATCCATGCCGAGCTCGGCCTGCCCACGGTGGAGGCCCGCGCCCGCGGGACGCCCAGCCAGGAGCCCGCGATCGCCGTGATCCCGATCTACGGCATCATCGCCCAGCATCCCCAGAGCCTCGGGGCCAGCTGCGACGAGATCGGCGCGGCGTTCGAGGCGGCACTCGCCAGCCGGTCCGTGAGTGCCATCCTGTTCGACGTCGATTCTCCAGGGGGCCAGATCGAAGGGGTCTTCGAGCTCACGAGTCGGATCGCGGCGGCGCGGGGGACCAAGCCCACGCTCGCGCTGGCGAACTGCCTGATGGCCTCCGCGGCCTATGCGATCGGGTCCGCGGCGGATGAGATCATGATGATGCCCAGCGCCATGGTCGGCTCGATCGGCGTCTACACGGTCCATGAGGACTGGAGCAAGTGGCTCGAGCAGGACGGGGTGAAGCTCACCCCCGTCTCGGCGGGGAAGTACAAGCTCGAGCGCGCGTCCTGGGCGCCGCTGGGCGAGGAGGCGCTGGCGAACCTCCAGGCCCGGGTCGACGAG